TCATACCCAGTGCTTTAGCAATAGCTTCTTGTTGTTTAACATTCATATTACCAAATGAAGCTAAATCAACATTTTGTTTCTTGAGTTCTTCACCCAAAGTAGCCATATCGTTGTTAAGGGCAGCGGCCCTAGCTCTTTCAAGGTTAAGTTGTCTACCAGTTAATAGTTCTGCTTCTAATTCGGCGCCAATACTTTGTTCAAAATCTAGTAAATTATTTTGAACCCCCTCTAATTGAGCCAATGTAGAACCAAATTCTCTAGCAGCAATTGCAGCTTTTGCAAGTGCTTGGGGGTTAGCAGCTAATGATGCTTGTAGTCCTTTAGAAGTTTTAGCAACATCACCTAATATATCTTTAACAGATGCTGTTGTTTTGCTTGTTTGAAGCATAGCACCTGTAGTGTCGTATAAATTTTCTAGAACATTTTCGGTTTCTTTACCTTGTAATCTGGTTAACATTACAAGATTACCTGCTTCTGCACCCGCTAAACCGATTCGTTCAGTTAAGTTTGTAAAGGTTTCAGCCGATTGTGAAGTAAGATCAAAGAATACCCCGGTGCTTTCTTTTAAAGCAAAGAATGATTTTTGTAATTTTTCGCTATTAATGAATAAATCATTACTAGCATTTGCAGCATTACCTAATTGATTACGTATAGCTAATGCATTACCATAACTAATACCTAACTCTTGTTGGAATTCATTAGTTAATTTAGAATTACGTACTAAAGCAGCTCCTATAGCTGTTAAAATAGCTGCAGGGTCTGTTAGGGCGTCTGTAAGATTGCCCCATACCTTTCCTAACATTTTAGAAGCAGCTCCTAATTGGGTTATTTTTTCAGCGTTAACTTCTATATTAAATCCTTGTTCTTTAATGTTTCTTAGTAATTGGTCATCTATACTAAGGTTTTTAGCATTAACTCCAGTTTTTTCTTCTAATAATTTTATTTCTTCTTCGGTAAGGATTTGCCTGTTTTTTACTTTTTCTGAAAGTTTTTCTAATGATTTTTGATCAGTTTCGTTTAATTGAGATATTTTTTCTAAAACTTCTACTCTTTGTTCTTCAACCTTAGTAACTTCTAATATATCTCCTGATAGTTGTTCTGCTAAAGCTTTTTCTTCGCTAGAAAGAGTTTGTTTAGTTTCTAATTTAGTGATAATGTTAGTTAACATTTCACTTTGATCCTCAGTTAAATTATTAGAACTTTCTTGTAATTCGGTAAAAGTATTAATTAAATTATTTCTATTTTGTGATGTTTTTAAAGAAGCTGTTTCTTCTGCTTCTTTATTTAATCTTCTTATTTCATCTGTGACAGATTTAACATCTTCAGCTCGGAATATTGTAGACAATACAGGAATTTTGGAAATTTCTTTAACAAGATTTCCAGTGAGACCCATAGTTTTGGCTAGATCTTTTTCTCGTTTTACAGAGTCTTCTATTTCTGATGTTAGAGTTGCAAAGAGGGTTTTACTATTAACTAATTCTTTATTAACTTCTACGGCTTTAATTAAACGTGATTTTTCTGTTTGGGATAATCCTTTTAATAAATCCTGATTATTTTCTAATAAAGCGACTTTTTCTTCTAGAGAAGTAATTGAATCTCCTTCAATTTTACCTGTGGTTATTAATTCAGATAATACAGCCTGTGCTAAGTTTAGGTTTTGTGATTGGCTAGCCTTTTCTTGTTTAATATTTTTTGCTCTTTCAATTGTAGCTGATGCTTCTTCTTTAAATCCTGCTTCTTTTCTATTTAGAATTTGGGTCATTACCCCAAATTCACTTCGAGTTATTTGTTCTTTATTTTCAAGTTTTTCAATAATACTCCTAACTAATTCTTCTTCTTCAATACTTTTAGCAACATTATTATTTAAAGCATCATTTAGGACTGAGGATATTTGGTTACGTTGTTCACTTAATGTTACAGCTTTTTCGCTACTAATATTTTCATTAGTAGCTAATTCATTAATTTGTGAAAAATATGATCTTATTTCATTTAAGTGATTAACTTGTCCACCTAACCTACCACTAGCTGCTTTAATAGCAGCATCTTGTTCTATAATGGCATTGGTTATATCTTGTTGTCCTTGTTTTACACTATCTATAATACTATCAAAGTTAAGTTCAGCGGCGGCTCTTTGTACTTGAATCGCTAAACTTTTTTGTATTACTTCTACTTGTTCTTTACTATTGTTTAATTCTTCAATAGACATAACTCTAGTAAGATCTTTATCATTTCTAATATTGAATGATATATCACGAAGATCTTTAAAGTTTTTAAGAACGGTCCTACTAAAATCACTCGTAGTACTTATTTGTCCTACTATTCGATTTAATTCTTTAGTTACAGATGCTATGTCACTACCATATTCATCTGTATTCTGGGCTATACTATTTATACGATTGTTTAATTCTTCATTAAGGTTTATTAATAAAGAAGTGTTACCTTGTGATGATGCTAACTTACTATTAAAATCAGCTTGCATTTGGTTTCTTGCAGCATCACTGATCCCTAATTGTTTAGATAAAGCAACAATTTCTTTTATGGATTTTTTTATCTGGTCAACTAATTGCTTAGATTGATCAGTAGCTCCAAAGTTATTATCGTTTGTATCCGCCATATAATAGAGTTATTCCTATATAAATATTAAAAAGTGTAAGGCAGTAAATACCGCCTTACAATTCATTTTTTAATCCAGAATCTTTGGGAAGATTATCCCAATCTATGTCAAAATTTTCAAAAGTTTCCATAGCTTTTTGATCATCGTTTTTACCTTGTTGAGCTTCCTCTTGTCTTTTATGTATGTCGTTAATTTTATTTATAAAATAACGTCTCATATATACTGGTAAATTCCATGCTTGTTCGAAACTAAAACCTCCCTGTCCCCAGTATGCGAGGTCGAATACCTCGTCATAAATTACTGGTTTATAACTGGAGGTCAGGCCAAAAGAAACTTACTCCGATGGGAATTTGGACGTTATTAACAACTGTACCGTCCTCTCCTTCGAAGTTAAACGTAAGATCTACATCAGGTGACATGTCTTTGATGTAATTTCTTAACGCTCTAGAATCTACTGCAAGTAATTCACTATCTACAAACTCTCTAATGTTTCCATTGTCTGTATCTCCATCAACTGCAGTAATTGTATGCTTTAAACGAGTAGTTAATTCTGCTTCTCGTTTCATTTTTCTAAGATTTTTAAGTTCTAATTGGATGTTGTTTTCATCTCTTTGTGTTAGTAACTTAAAATTGATTTTCCTTTTAGATGTAGGTAACTCAAATTCAAAATCATTTACACCAGGGGTTTTAACTAATGATTCATCTATTTCTTTATCTTCAACCATAGATAGGTCAACCATTACCTCTTCATCCTCATTAGTACCAGGATTCTTGTAATTAAACACATAATGGGGACCATATCCATAAACCCGCGCTGCTATTAAGAGGGCGTTTTTATCTCCAATTAAAATGTCATTAAAACTAATGGGGGACACCACTAGTGATTCTAAGAGTTTATCAATTACAACTCCTGATTTGATAAAACTTTGGTTTGTTAAGATATCTTCCTCTTTTGCGGTCATATACTTAATTTCAATAGTACCGTCTTTAAGTGGGGAATCTTGTGGGTATAATAACCCTTTTGAAGGTAAACCTACCTTTTCTGTTTGTAACTTTTTTTCAGCCATGCTTATAACTTTAGTCATTTATTGTTACATATACATATATGAATAGATAAAAAGAAGCGCCAAAAGGCGCTTCTTCTTTATATAAGATATTAGGCGTATTAGTATCTTAATAGGCAGTAATCCATTGCAAGAGTTAAGCTAATAGTCTGAGCTGTGTTAGCGTTTGACCAATCAGCGTCTTGGAAATCAACACTCTTGATGAATGAGCCTTTTAACTCCCACTCTTCAACAACATCACCTACGGGACCTAAGGAGCGGAATTTTACATCCTTTTTGTAGAAGTCCTGGTAACCATCTCTACCAGTTACTGACTCGTGGTGGAGTCTGAACCAGTTCATTACGGTTTGAGCACCTGATGGGTTAATTGGGTCATATAACTCACATGTTACGTCACCCCAAGAAACTCTACCTTTTAGTTTTCTCTGTAAGTTGATGTGGTCGAGTGTGATCTCTTCGAACGATGGTTTGGGTCTATCAGCCTTTTTTACAAGGTAAGCAGGTACACCTTCAATATCGAAGTAGAATCTGTTCTTTGTTTTAGGCTCGTATGTTTTGTAAAACATACCGATATCGCCTAATTGTTCGTTCTTTAAAATTGCCATTTTGTTTTATTTTTAATGTTGTTGGTTATTAATACATATATTAATCTGTGAAAGAAGCACCAGTTGGTGTTAAGACAAAGTCAAGTACTACAAACTCTGCTGTCTTAGTAGGTTGTAGGAATACTTGGCCTACTAACTTATTTTCATCTACTATATCAGCGGTGTTTAATTGACCATCGGCTTTAACCTGGAAGGCATATAAACCTTGTCTTTGTACTAAACTTTCTAAATAAGGAGTTACCTGTCTTACAAAACGGTCTCTGGTTTGTTGAGTGTTTTGTTCAAAAACAAGTCTTCTTGAGAATCCACCAATTGTGTCTTTAACATCAAGTAATAATCTACGAACATTAACTCTGTCAAGTGCACTAGCGGCTTGTTGTAATGTTTTTTGTCCAAATACTACAATACCTTGTCCTGGGAAAGTTGCAAGTGGGTTAACTTTTGAAGTGTAAAGATCATCTCTTTGTGTTTTAGAAAGTTTCTTTTCAACCTTAGCTACGTTAGTAATTCCTCCTCTTGTTAAACCAGCAGGAGCGAACCAAGGTGCTGCTAAGCTGTCGTTCTTGGAGAATACACCAGGAACAACTACTGATGCGGGACACCATACGTTTCTTCCTAATTCAGTGCTTCTAACCTGAGCCCATGGCCAGTAAGTAGCAGCGTAGTTGGTGTCTAATTCTTCAGCCTCTGTTTTTACATTAGCAATAGTATCACCATAATCTACAGTGTCTACAACAAACAAGCTATCACCTCTGAAAGTTGTGTTAGCGATAATTGTATCAATTGTGGATGAGTGGTTTTTCTGGTTTAAACCAGGAGTAACTAATGTTTTAAACTTAAACTCTTCTTTATTTTTAAGAAGAGAGATCGCATCATCATAATCTGTGGTAGCTAATCCTTGAATATTAGTTGAGGTTATTTCAGATCCAAATAATGGGTCACCTGAAGTATTGCTACCTGCGCCACCACCAAAGGTACCACTTTGGGCAGTTGGGAGGTATAGGTCAAATGTATTAGTTCCATCACTATTTACATTGCCATTAGGGGCTAAGTATTGATAGGTTGGGGAATTAACTGCTGAAATTCTAATGAATTGGGACTTATTGGGGTATTCTCCATTTAAGTTATTAACTACATTATCAGGATCACTATTATCTTTCACAAAGTATTGGTCTCCTACCTTTCTAGAAATATAATCTTGTGAAAGGGGATCTAATGAACAGTTAGTGAACTGTTCTAATACGATAGGAGCGTTTGTTGTGTCGTCACCTCTTCTGATAGAAAGGGTAAATGTGCCTGATTTAGAGTTTACATTACTAACTTCCCAACGGAGGTTATCTTTTGAACCTGAGTGTAAAGCACCACCAGCATATGTAGGACCTTCACTATTAAGAAGTTCACCTTTACCTAAGGTTTCAATCTCAAAAGGACCATCTGCTGCACCAGCACCAGCATCTGTTAAAGCGGCGCTTTGTGAAGCTACTTTCCAACCTGTAGCTGTGTCTACTACTCTAGTAACAAGAGCTGTAGAGCCTCCGTTTTGGAAATAATTTTTAACTGTTAAACTTGTGTAATACTCGTATGCATTAGATGCTGAGTTTAATGTAGTGCCAAATATATTCTTGTAATCATTATAATTGGTTACAAGGGTTGGTACTTCAATTGGTCCTTTAACAGCAGGACCTATTATGGCGAGTCCTGATGGGTCAGTACCTGGTGAGATAAATGATCTATCAATCTCTTTCAGAAGTACACCGGGTGATACTATTGTTTCTGTTGCCATTTTGTGTTATTTTTTAATTTTATTAGTCTGTAAAGCTTGCGCCTGTTGGGGTTAATACGAAATCAAGAACAATAAATTCAGCTGTTTTAGTTGGTTGTAAGAACACTTGGCCTACTAATTGGTTAGCATCTACAACATCTGCTGTGTTTAATTGTCCATCCATCTTGATTTGGAAAGCATATAAACCTTGTCTTTGTACTAAGCTTTCTAGGTATGGATTACATTGTCTGGTAAATCTATCTCTAGTTTGTTGGGTATTTTGTTCAAATACTAATTTATCAGCAAACCCTCCGATAGTATCCTTAACATCAAGTAACAATCTGCGGACGTTTACTCTATCAAGAGCACTAGTTGCTTGCTGGAGTGTCTTTTGACCAAACACAACTAAACCTGTATCTGGGAAAGTAGCAATTGGGTTAACTTTTGAAGTGTAAAGATCATCTCTTTGTGTTTTAGAGAGCTTTTGCTCAACTTTAACGGCGGTACGACCTAATCTACCACGAGTTTCTCCAGCGGGAGCGAACCAAGGGGCTGCTAAACTATCATTTTTAGCAAACACACCTGGGATAACTACAGATGCTGGGCACCATACATTTCTTCCAATTGCGGAGCTATTGACTTGTGTCCAAGGCCAGTAAGCAGCAGCATAATTAGTGTCTAATTCTTCGGCTTCTGTTTTGACAGTTCCTACAGTTGCACCATATGCAGTTAAATCTGCTATAAATAAGCTATCACCTCTGAAAGTTGTGTTAGCGATAATTGTATCAATTGTGGATGAGTGGTTTGCTTGGTTTAAACCAGGAACTACTAGTGTTTTAAATTTAAATTCATCCTTATTTTTAAGAATTGAAATTGCTTTAGTGTAATCACCTGTAACTAATCCTTGTAAATCACCTGCGGCATTTCCTGTTCCTGCTGCAGATCCGTAATCTCCTGCACCATCTGTGGGAAGGTTACTACCTGCACCATTTTCAAATGTACCGTTTTGTACAATTGGTAATGAGGCTGAATATGAAGTATTACCAGAATCTTCAGCAACACCTCCATTAGGGGCTAAATATTGGTAAGTTGGTAAGTTTACTGCTGAAACTCTTACATATTTAGATTTATTCTCAAATTCACCAGAAACATTAATTACATAATCACTTCCTTCTTGGGCCACAGTAAAGTTTTGGTCGCCAATTTTTCTAGAAATGTAGTTGTCTGAAAGAGGATCTAATGAGCAATTAGTAAATTGTTCTAATACAATAGGAGCGTTTGTTGTGTCGTCACCTCTTCTGATAGATACTGTAAAGGTTCCTGCTTTTTCATTAATGTTTCCAATTTCCCAACGGATATTGTCTTTGGTTCCTTCAGGCAATCCACCACCGTTAAAAGTACTGCCGGCTACAACTCCTTCTTTAACTTCAGATGTGGTAATTGTTGAAGGTAATCCTGCACCTAAAGTAGTAGAAATATCTCCATTAGCCTGTCCAGCGTATGCTACAATACCATTTGTTGTATTAGTAATAGCAGCTGCTATTGTGTTACTATCAATATCAAAATTGGCTGATAAAGATTCAGAAACAAGAATTGAAGCTGATTCAGCTGTAATAGTACCATCAGGTAAAGCAATTGAATCTAAACCACCTCCAGCTAAGTCAACTTTAAGAACTGTACCTGATGGTTCTTCAGCAGCATCGTAAGCAGATCCTGAGAATACTAATTGATAAGTAACACCATCAGAAACTATAGCAATATTTCTATCACCATTTCCATCACTTAATTCTAATGAAGAAGTATTAATTGCTGTGGTGTTAGTAAATGTTAATTTATCAATACCAACAGAACCAGCGTGTGTGTTATTTAAATCACCACCTTTACCTAAAGTAGTTAAAGTAAATGGTTCTGTAGAGTCTTTAGCAGAAGCTGATAAATGGGTGTTAGTGGCTGATGCCCATGTATCAGATGCAGAAACAACCCTTACTACAAGAGCTGAAGATCCACCATTATCAAAATAATTTTTTACTGTAAGATTAGTAAAATATTCATAGGCTTGTGAGCCCGATTTAATAGTAGTACCAAAGATTTCTTTAAAATCATTATAATTAGATACTGCTGTTGGGATTTCTATTGGTCCTTTTGCTGCGGGTCCAATAATAGCTAATCCTGAGGGGTCTGTGCCTGGAGTAATAAAAGATTTGTCAATTTCCTTTAAAAGTACACCGGGTGATACTATTGTTTCTGTTGCCATTTTATTATTCTATTGTGTTTGTTGTATACAGATTGAGGGACCCTATTGGGTCCCCCATAAATATAATAAAATTTTCTAAACCAAATATTTATTCCACTATTTCTTCCTCTAGTGTTACTGGTGTAAATTCCCCAGTCTCTAAATTAATACTACCTTGTCCGTATTCAGTGGTAAGTTTAGAAATAATTTCTTGTTCTCGCCTTTTTACTTCTTTAAAGTTGGATTCAATTTGTTCTCTTTTTTCTTCAAGTGATAACTCTTCAAGATGAAATTGACCTGCTTGGTAAACAATTGTGTTATAAAGATTTTGAAGATCTCTAATTTCCTTCAATTCTTCATCATTAAATTTAATTGTGTTTGACATAACTCTTTAATTTTATATGTTTGAATATACGTATGTACTAAGTTTAAAACCATAATTAAGTTACAGAATTTATAGCATCTATACTTGAATAAGTTACTCCACTAAAACTATCTATACTACCTGAAAGTATTCCTGATAATTCTGCTATATTGGCAGGACCACCACCGGCTGCGGGAGTGTATGTTATTATGAGGCGCATAACAGATGCACCTGCTGAGAATTCAAATCCAGCTCTTGTAGAAGCTACTAAAAATCCAGTATCTGTATCATCATAGTCGGCGGCATCTACAAAAGCAGCTATAAGTCTGTTACCATTTTGTACTTCACTTATAGCATCACTATTTAAAGTATATGTTGTAGATGCCCCTGCAGAAGGCCATGATGTTATTTTAGTAGCCCAAGGGGTAGCATAGCTGATGCTTGAAAAATATTCACTAGAAGCTAAAGTAGAAGTACCGTTGCTAAAAGCAGTTGATTTTAATATGTAGACCCCATCATCTAAATCAGCCCCTGAAGATGTTACAGCAAGTTCAAGACCCGTAACAGTTGCCCCTGCGGGTAGACTACTACAATCAAAATGAACATATGTTCTATTAAAAGACCATGTGGATCCTCCTCGACCATCTGATACTTTGTTATAAAGTATAGCATTTGCATCATCAGATGAAGGGCTATTAGTAGTAGAAGTAACAAATGTACTGGTTTCCCTTACATCATCATAGGTGTTACCTCTTCCACTATTACCCAAAGCTTTAATGGTTCCTCTTCTTGTTGTGTCTAATGTTAGTACTGCCATTTGGGTAAGTGATAGAATTTATGGTTAAAATAACTATTTTCAGGGGGGTTAACTTCAAATTTTTGATATTCTACATTTGGTATACGGTAAGAATTAGCGTCTTTTTCTCTGGCATTCCACCACGTTGCTACTCCTCCTTTTTTTACTAATTGGGTTAATGAAGAACTAAAATGCATTAAGTTAGGGTCATTATATGTGTCAAAAAATAAACCATCAAATTGTCCTAGGTTATCTTTATTTGTATACCAATCCCCCTCTACAATATTTACATTAGGTTTATCTTTGGCCCATTCTAAAGCCTTTTTCACTATTACAGGATGAATTTCACAAATAGTATGAGACTGTATATCGTGTTGTTGTATGTAAGTTGCGGATATACCCATTCCAAAGCCAACTTCTAATATATCGCCACCTTTGGAGCAAGCGTATGCTGCTGAGGCCGACATTAAATTATCTTCCCAATCCATCATAACCTCATACTTTGAGTTATTATCAAAGTAAATTTCGTTATCTGTAAAAGTTAGTGGAACCTCTTTAAATTCCATCTTATGATAACTTTATATAATCGTTTGATGGATTAAAACATACTGTGCTGTTGGCTATTATATGTC